ACTTGGATACAAAAACTTATTATGCCCTTGTGGGATTGGCACACACAAACAAATTAGTTACTAACGATTATTTTTCAACTAAATAATATGACAACAGCAGAAATGATTAAAGAACTTAACCGGAGAGGTTATGTTGCAGTCCTATTTAACCACGATACTTGGACTATAGAAGGAGAAAAACCAATTCCAATAAGATATGTTCAATCCCAGGTAGAAACCGGGTTCTATCACGAGTTTGATGAATTATACGGAGATGTAATTGAAACAATTATCAACGATGATTATTTTGACGATGACTGGGATTAAATGTTTGGCGAATTAGAAATAAAATTGTATCTTTGTAGAAATCACTAAATAATAAAAAAAATGGAAACGGAAAATAATAATGTCTTATACATGCATACTCGAAAAACTGATGGTGGAATTTTTTATATCGGAATTGGTAATAAAAAAAGGACTAAATCTAAACGGAATAGAAGCGAGCATTGGCATAATACGATAAAAAAATACGACTATGTCATTAGTATCTTGGCGGAAAATCTATCTTGGGAAAGAGCATGTGAGTTGGAAATCAAAATGATCGCTTTTTATGGTCGTCAAAAACCTAATCCAAAGAATCTTAACTATGGTTGTTTAATAAACCAAACTGACGGTGGTGATGGATATAGTGGTGGTTTTGCTTGGAATAAAGGTATAACACCTACCGATGAAGTTAAATCTAAAATATCAAATACTTTAAAAGGAAAACTTGTAGGTGAAAAAAACCCTTTTTACAAAAAAACCCATACTGAAGAATCAAGGAAAAAAATGTCTGAAAAACAAAAAGATAAAGTTTTGTCAGAAGATCATAAACTTAAAATAGCTGTAGGTAATACTGGTAAAATAGTTAGTGATGAAACTCGTAAAAAAATATCAGTATCTGGTAAGGGTAAAAAAAAACCTACAATATCAAAAGCGTTTAAAGGTTCTGGAAATCCACAATCAAAGTTTAACGAAGTTGATATAAAGAATATAAGGTTTAACGGTCTTAATAAAATAATGTCTGTGTCTAATATTGCTAAAAAATATAAAGTAGGAATAGTTTGTATTTATAATATACTAAAATACAAAACATATACAGAGGTTTTATAAAAGAAAAACCCTCACTATCTCTGGTGAGGGCTTTTCTGGGAGACATTTGTAATTATGATATAAATATAAATACTAATATGGAAAAATCAATATTAGAATAACGCAATCGTTGTCCCGATGAGTGAACTTGAAATCAAATACGCCCCATTACTCGATTTGAATGATAAATCAATTTGAGTCCCGTTGAAATCCCCATAGGATGTTCCAACGCTCGCTGTGCCGGCCGATGCCCTACCAGATGAGTCGCCATTTAATCCAAGTGCGTAATAGTCACCCGCCACCGATTTACAAATTGCAAAAAGCGGGGATCTTGATAATTCTACTAATGTTTTTCTTCTATCACAATTAAATCCTACAAATTTAACTGATAGAATTGCTTCAAAGAATACTGTTCCGTTATTTCTGTCTGCGTTTAGAGTTTGGTTTAATCCTCCGTGTTCTGCATCCATATAGAATGTGTATGCTGATAGACCTGGAGATGCCGTAATACCGGTGATTGTTCCACAAGAATCAAAAGCAACTGTTGATTCGTCCCATTCACCAATATATGCCACTTCTAAACCTCCAATTGAACTACAGGATAATAATTGTCCCTGTGTTAAGTTACAAGAAAATGCCATTTTATTTTGTTTTTAATTTTGTTTATTTTTTTTAATAAGGGGGACTTTCACCCCCTTTGTTTTTAATTAGTTATTACAACTTGAAGAATACAACTTGATCCCAGAATGGACAATCAATCCCGATTTTAAATCTACAATTTGTTCTTACTTCGTTGAAATCTTTAGAATACCACAACTCGAATTGCTCGTAGTCCGATGTGAGATCAGTAAACATATATAAATTTTTCTTTGATGTAATGAAGAACTTGGAACTTCCATTTAACCCAACAACAGCAATCATGCGCACCGATGATGCGGGTATGGTAATTTCAAAATCTCTGTTACCATTTTCAATCGAAGGATATGAATAAAGATTTGCGTTTCGTAATGCTAATACATAGGTTCTGAAGAAATCATAACCAACATAACAATATAGTTCATCATCATTTACAATTCCTGATGGGATTGCATTTACTGCGTTATCTACAGCTGCGATAATGTTAGATGAAGTAATTGCTGTTAAAGCTCCTGTGTTTCCGTTTACAACAGACCCAGAATATACATAAGTAGCCTTATAGATAAGACCATTACATAATCCGTTGTTTCCTGCTGTTCCAACTTGACCTTGCCATAACAAGTTGTCAATTGCTTGAGAGATATTTGCTACTTTATCATTTACGAATACTTCCTCAAATGGGATTTCAGTATTGTAACTCCCGCTATTCATAGAGACCTGTGTAAAGTATTGTTCAAGTGTTTCCAAACAAATTGACTCTCTGTAGGCGATAGGACACACAGAAGCGTTTATTTGAGACAATACAGTAGATCCTGAATTGGTCCAACCACAAGAAGATGCTGGTTGTAATTGAAGGGTGGTAGTCATCAAGTTAATAGATGCTGTTGATTTCACATCAGGAATAACTGTTACGTATCTTTGAGTTCTACCTTCTAATAAAAACTTACGAATGATAGGTAATCTTTCCTGATCAATATAAGTTGTAAGTGCTGCGACATTAAGTGACATTTCTAATTTATTTTTTATTTAATTTATTTTCTGGATGCGAAAAACTTCAATTTGTCTTCTTTTGAAGCATTCTTTTCCAAAACCGGTTTATTTTTTTTTGTTATACTTTCCTCTTGTGGTTCAGCGGAAAATTTCTTAAACTCCTCACCAAGAGTTGAGTTTGTTTTTTTAATTTCATCAATTTCTTTTTTAAGTTCAAAAACTACATCCATAAGTTTTTCAACAGATGAAAATAACTCTTCCATTTCGTTATTTCCCAATTCTGTTTCTTCTTCGGTTTCTTTGGTCTCAATCTCGTTGATATTTCCTTCAGCGTCAGTATAAACGACTAAGCCACCCTCCAGTTCGTGACGACCTTCTGGTGCTTCTTTAAATCCTTCGCCTACTTTAACCAAAACCATATCACCTACAGAAACTGCATCTCCTTTAGATAAAATCTTGATTTCAGTTCCATCCAAAAGTTTAGCCATAATTTCGTTTTTGTAATCTTCCATTTTTTGTTTTTCTTCCTCTTTTTTTTCTTCGGTTTTTTCAACCTTTTCTTCCTCAAAGAATAATTCTTTGATTCTTTCTAAAATAGTTGCTTTGCTCATTTTTTTTATTTTAATTATTTATTATTTATTGTTGTTTAATCCTCATCAATTCAGCTATGGTTTTTCTTAATACAATCAAGAATTCTTTTGCTTTATCAAAGAAAGAATAACCTCTCACAACCTTTATATTTTCATCTATAGACAAGGCTTCAATATAGATGATAATTCCTGTAAATATCTTGGTGAATAGATAATCAAACCATACATAGTTTCTTGTAATCTCATTTACAATAAAGTAATCGACAATATAAGCCAAAACTACAACCGAGAAATAAGTTATTAGTTTTGATATAAGTCCTAATCTTACTTTTCTACTTGTGATTTCTTCACCCCTTTTTTTTGCTGCTTTCATACCGGTAAAAGTATCAAAGATTGAAAAACTAAAACAAATTAAAATAAGGGGTAGTAATGGGGCTACAAATAACCCGATGATATTGATTATATGTTTCATTTAATTTTTAATAATTCTTTGATTAGATCTTCCTTTTCTGTATCAGGTAAATCTCTTTCTAAAATATCTTTTATGGTTGAATATATTTTTTCCATTTGTTGTTCTTCTAATGTTTGAAAGAATCCTCCTTCCAAACTGAACCCACGATATTCACCTGATTTAATTTGATCCCACAACTCATCGTCTTTAACATAATAAGTTGCCATCCAAGTTCCTTCTGGAACATCTGAAAATAATTCTGATTTGTTTCTTGATCCGGTGATATAACTTTCCACCATATAAACATCATCAACAAAACTATTTGGATCGTGATCTTTATTTACTCTATTTGCTTTTCCGTCAATAAAGTATTTTTTCATCATTCGTTCAATAACCTCTTTTGAAAACTTAACATAGTATTTCCCAAGTGTTTTTGAAAATCTAACAATCTTTGTATCTGGAATCATAACTGGTGCTTGAACCAATCTTTTTTCTTCATTCACAACAGAGAAATTATTGTTATTCATCTTGTTTGCAATTAGTTCAAGTTTTCTTGAAGCCCAACTAATTCCAGAATCTCCACCC